CAATAGAAGACCAGACATCTATTTTGCTGTAACAATGAAAGACGAATTGAAAAAGTTGGAAAAACTTTTAGCACGTATCTTCGCTGCAGTACCTTTACCATATTCCGTACTTTTTAGGGAATATTATCTTGATTATTTTGCAGCGACAATGGAGCAAAGGATTTTTAATTCATCTTTAATTGGAATAAACATGTTGAGTTCAGACGTCGATGTACTTGTAGGTTATTTGTTGGAAGTTGCACATCCATCCGAGCGTGCATTTCTCGCAGGTGACTTCAAAAATTTTGATGGCACATTGATGTCTTGCCTTTTATGGGAGATTTATGAAGTGATTGAACAATTCTATGGACGTGAGAGCAAGATTACAAGAGCCTTATGGTTAGAAATTACTGATTCGAGACAAGTTTTTGGAAATGCAGTTGCACATATTGCTTCAGGTCAACCATCAGGCAACCCAGCAACGACATTTGTAAATACAATGTACAACACAGCTTTACTATATTTAGTCGTTTCAAAAATTTTGCTTAAAGTAGGAACAAGTGAAGCATTTGAGGTTAGAGTTAATTTGACAGAACATTTTCGAGTTGTAACATACGGTGATGACAATTTGATGTCATTTTCACAAACTTTAAGACGTTTAATTGATCCGAAAGAGATAACATTAATGATGAAGACACTAGGCCACACATATACCAATGATGCTAAGGATGGCAAAGAATTGGAATACAAACTACTTTCAGAAGTTTCAATCCTAAAACGCACTTTTTCTTTTGATTCAGTGCACGGATGGATTGCGCCTTTGGAATTAGTTTCTATTCTTGAATGCCTGAATTGGGACAAGGTAGATAATAGGAAACGAGAAGCAAAACGAGCACAAACCGTAGTCAATATGCGTGTGGCAATTCGAGAGTTAAGTCTACACACGCAACCAATATTTGAAAAATACAGACACCTAATTCTCACCTCAGCTGACAGACATAATTTGTTATTACCACCAGAATGTAGATTCTCGCAAAGTGATTTGCGTAACATGACACGTAATGGTGATAATTTATTTTATTTCTCCGATGATTTCAGCGTTATTGTTGATCATAAGCTGCGTCAGAATATTTATTCAGAGCATGACGAAAACCCGCG